GTGCGGAAGGTGGCCGGGTTGGCAGAGCTTGGGGAACTCCTCGGCGGCTCGAGCCAGGGCGGTGGTCCAGTCAGGCCCGCAGCCAAGCAGGATGTCCTCGTCTTTGCCGGCGATCAGGATGGCGTGCGAGCGCGGCGAGTCGGGATGCGCGGCTTTTGAGGCGAAGGCTCGCTCACCGAAAAGCAGCTTGGCACGCGCCGTCTGCTGCCTCACTTCTCTCAGGTATTCCTCGTCTGTTTTCATGCTTGAAGTGTCGACCCTCGGCCCCGAGATTTCAAGCCTTTTCCGTCCGCCCTGCGACGATTTAACAACTCAAGACTTGACAATTTCAGCGAAGAAATGGCTTGAAATCCTGTAACCGTAGGCGCATACTTCGCATCGAAGGGTTGGCCTGGATGAGGCGGTTTCTGTTCTCCCTTTCCTGCCGATTCTGGGCCACACCCCTTCGAGGCGCAGTTGGACGGAAACCGTCCGCGAACGGGGCTAGCCCGTACAGTTGAATCGGGACTGCGCCTCATCAATTAGGGGTCAGGGAGCGACCATCTCGAACAACCGTGACATGACACGGGGTCGAGACCGCCACCCGGTTAAACTCCGGGCTAGGATCTGACCCCGACAATCTGGGAGCGGTGGCGACTCGGCCCGGCCCGTAAGCCGCTGGCGGAATGGGGATTACGCTAGCGGGCCGCTCCACGCGAGACAGCCAATGGATCAGCTAGAGATGAAGCTCAACGACCAGCAGCTCGAGCCCATCCAGACCCCCACCGACCGAATCTGGGCTCAGGTCAAAGCCCTCTACCCCTATGATAGACAACAGTTTATGATGAAGTGGGCGATGGCCCTGAGGAAGCGTTACGTCTCAGAGGAGGTCATCATCGAAGCCCTGTGGCACGCCAGGAAGGCCCTCGAGCCTTACGCAATGCTCAACCAGCGCGGCGCGTTTCTCAATTCTCTCATCACCAGAATCGAAGAATCCCGCCTTGAAAGAGAATCTGAACAAAGAAAGAAAGAAGAGAGAGAGTTGCTTGGGGAGTGGTCGCAACTCTCTCGAAAGTCTTCTTAAGTCTGTCTTTCATCAGACTTTAGAGTCTTCACCATCGCTCAACCTTAAACGGCATTTTAGCAGCGTTTTTAGATCTGTCAAGGGGGAAGTTGAGGTGATTCCAGTTCGGAGTGTCAAATTTGTGCGAGATGGCCGGAAGAAGAACACGAAAGACGGCGTTGGTTCTGTGAGAGTTAACATAACTCTTTGTGACTGCGGCAGATACGTGAAGGGCAACGTAACCAAGACCTTCATGGTCAAGCAATCGACCGTTTCCCAGGTTGCAGGCGCTATCCAAGAAGCGTTGTTTGGACATTCCGCCGGCGAGCCAGGCCAGTAGCGGTAAGAAATTAGCCAGAAAGGAGAGGTGGTTGCGATCTGTCCTGGTCAAAAAACAACGGTCAGAAATCGGCAAACGTGTTACAGTAGCCTGGCGGGCGGAAGTGAGGCGGTAACGTGCTGACGGAACACGGGGCCAGGGACGGCCTCCGCCTCAAAGACAGCAGGAGGAACCGAGATGAGAAACGTTCTGGCTGTTTCGATCTGCGTATGGCTGATTTTTGGTGAGGTGTTCGGATTTGCAGTAGAAGGCTCAAAGAAGCCCCCCGGCGGTACCCCCTTGCCGCCCCCAGGAGCACCACCTGGCGGCCACATCGACCCTGGCAACGGGTGGGCCAAAGTCTTCCGCTGGTCTGATGACACCGACGGCAACTTTGCCAAATCGGAGTGACCCAAATGTCAAGAATCGCATCAGGATGCCTCACGGCCCTCCTGCTGGCATTTCTAGCCCTGCCAGTGTTCGGAGCCGAGAAGGCCACAGAAATGCCCACAGCGCCCGTTTCTGTTGAGCTGAGCCCCGATACCCCAGACAGTGGCGGCATTGGTGGCGAGGCCGAGGAAACGTTTTACGAGTGGATATGCCGCAACTATCGCGGTGGCGTGAACCTGCTCTGGTGGGTATTCCGATAAAGGAAAGCGCCCCGGATTCCAAGGAGGAATCAGCCCTGTCTGCCTCTTGATCGTGGCCCAAGCAGGGCAACGGGGCGCTATTAAACGAAACGGCCCGAAGCTTTAATAACGGATGGGGATAGTAAAGAAAAATGAACTAGTGAGTGCGCGGCGGCGTGGAAGGACACGCAGGGTGAGCCGGGAGGACTAAAAACCTGAAGTGGCGACCGGAACTGATCGGGCGTCTGAAAGTTAGCGCCCCGCCCGCCGAGGTACCGCGGAAGTCGGTGTCGAGTCCGGCCCGCGCACTCAGCAAGTGAGGAGCCATGACCGATAGCAAGCAGAGGGTGAGTGACGAACGGCTGCGAAATGGCATCGCAGAATATGAGCTAGAGACGCAAAAGGACTTCGATGATGCCAACAAAGACCCGGGAACCCGCGCGGTTAATGCCGAATACCTTAGGTACATTCAGGACTGCCTTGACGTACTGCTAGACCTCCGCGACGCCCGTGCGGAGATCGAGCGGCTGCGGGAGCGCATCAACTGGGCTGCCGGAGAACTCATCAACGACCGGCCGCTGCCTGAAGTGGCCAATGCATTGATAAGAGATCCAGGCCGAACCGAGTGGCAATCAACAATCGACGAACAAGATCGGCTCATTACTGCCCTCGAAGGCGCGGTGCGGAAAGCCCGCCGCGAAGCCCTCACCGAGGCGATGGAGGTGTGCGATGGGGTGCGCGGAAGCTTCAACGATGGTGATATATCACCTCCGCCGGAGGCGTTCGATTTCGCGCCGGATGCGTTTGACTTCGCCGTCAAGAAATGCCGCATCGCCATCCAGCGCATCCGCGACAGCGAGGGACTAACAAAATGACGAGAGACGAGATCAAGGCCGTGTTGGAAAGCAAGTGGCCGACCATGCATATCGAGGTCGATATGGATTTGGTGGCCGAAGATGTTGAGCGGATCGCCAAACAATCAGCCCACCAAGCCAAGCTTGACGCCTACCAGCGGGCCCAATTTGAGTGTGCATACTACGCAGACCTTCGCGCCCCATTCGAGGACGAGCCGGCTGGACCAATCAGAAAAGGAAAGATAATTGCGGCGCTATGCCTTGAAGGCGTAATGGAGAAGCTCCGCGACAGCGAGGCCGAGTCCGAGGCCAAACTAGCGAGGCAGAGGGATGTGGAAAGAGATCAAGAAAGACGCTAATTTCTGGTTTTGCTTGGTGCTGTTCTCGGCCTGTTTGGGCCTCAATTACCTGTTCAGGGGATGATGATGCAGAGATTCTACTATGACTCGTCTTTTGAGTGCGAAATGCCCTGGGAGTCGTTGACTGGGCAAGGGCCAGAACTCGCAGAGGTTGACGAGGAATATTGATGAAGTTCAAGGTTGGGAACCTATACACCATTGAGGTTATGGATCACTCCAACATGGACGATGAGGACGAGGGATCGCACGACCTCACCGATGATCAACCCCACATGATTAGATGGCGCGGGGCCTGTCTATCCGACAGTGAAAACCACGTAGTTATCGAATATTCATACGATATTCACAATCGGGAGTTCTCCGCCTTCAAGGCGGTCAAGCGATGTATCACGAAGCGGATAGATCATGGACCATCCGCGTAACATCATTGTGATCTCCGACACCCACTGCGGCTGCCGCCTCGGGCTATGCACGAAGACGGTGAAACTGGATGGCGGAGGCACCTACACTCCATCGACTTTGCAAAAGAAAGTCGCTTCATTCTGGAAGGAGTTTTGGGGCGATTGGGTGCCAAAAGTCACACGAGGAGAGCCCTACATCGTGGTCCACAACGGAGACGCAATCGACGGCGTACATCACCGCTCGACCACTCAGATTTCGCACAACCTCTACGACCAGACGAACATCGCCTATGACGCCCTAATGCCCGTAGTCGAGGGGGCCGCAGCCTACTATCATGTCCGCGGCACCGAGGCCCACGTCGGGCAGTCTGGAGAGGATGAAGAGAAGCTGGCCAAGCTCTTAGGGGCAATCCCGAACAAGGAGGGGGACCACGCCAGGTGGGAACTGTGGATTAACCTTCATGGCCATCTCATACACTTCACTCATCACATTGGCGTCACGGGCTCGAGCGCGTATGAGGCCACAGCAGTTGGGAAGGAAATGGTAGAGAACTACGTAGAATCTGGTCGTTGGGGAAGGGGAGCGGCGCAAGTTGTGGTCCGATCTCATCGCCACAGGTTCGGGCATTGGAAACAGTACGGCGAAAAGGGAATGCATATCTCCACAACCACGCCTGGGTGGCAACTAAAAACGCCCCACGTTTTCAAGGGTGGGGGCAGGCTTTCTCAGCCCCAGTTTGGCGGAGTGATGATTCGCGTCGGTGATGAAGAACTATACACGAGAGAGCGAGTGTGGACGGTTGAAAGGCCACAGGTGGAGAACTATGCCTAAGAAGATCACCGCAGACGAGGTGCTGGCCGAACTCGCCAGGATCGAGATGGAGTACGACGAAGGCCCGCGAGGCTTTACGACCGACGAGGCATCGGAACTATGGGGCACCTCGATGGCAACAACCAGGCTTAAAATCCGACGACTCATCAAGGAAGGAAAGGTGCGCCACGCCGGCCCGAGAAAGATCATCGGGATTGACGGCAAGCGCAAGGAAGCCCCGGTCTATCAGGTGGTGAGGAAGTGAAGAAACCAGCCCTCAAAATGGATCAGGAAGAGGTCCAGTTCCTCGATGGGTTCCGCATCTCCCGCCTGATGGGAGGGAAGCCTGAAAAAGTGCTCACCACCCGCACGCTCTCCGGCTCCTTTTGTCTGTGCATCAAAGACGGATACTTGGGCATCGGGGCAGCCAAGAACCACTTCGGATTCGGCAGCGGATTTCGCATCAGCCTGGACAAGCTCAAGCAATGGATGGAGGACAAATGACACCAGAAGAGAAGGAACTGATTGAGGCAGTTAACGAGGTCTTTTCTAGCGCATCGTCCTATCTCCCTGGAGTATCTGAAAACGCATGGCAAAAGATGAAGGCCGCCCACGCCAAGTGGAAGGGGGAGCGATGGCAGGTGACTGGCGATGGCGAGTTTCGCGACACGCATAAAGGCTATCCAGTTGTCAGCCTGAACGAAGTATCTGGGGGCGGCTTCGAGGAGGTTTGTAACATGATCTGTGGAGCCCTCAACCGCGAGGAAAAGCTGAAGGAATTGGAGGCGGCTGCGAGGGCCTGGAGAAAGCGCTCAGCGTTGATGGCGGCAGGATTCACGGAAGAATCTCGACGCCTCGCTGACTCTGTAGACGCCCTAGAAGCCCCCAATTCCTAAGGACGCGCGCATCAAGGACTTAACATGAAGTTGAGCACCCTTAAGAAGAACCGTTCCATTGCCCTGCACACTGCCCCAGCAGAGCTGAAAAGGCAGTTCGTAGACGGCAACCGGGAGAAGGCGATTCAGAAGCTCTCCGAAGCCTTGGAGCGCGGCGAGCCGTGGGTGCTTTCCAAGTGGCTCGAGGCCGCCGGAGTCATCGGCCAGCAGCAGATGATCCAGGTCAATCTCTACAACTCCCTAGGTGTAGACTCTCAAGAAGAGCTAATCGAGCTGATTCAGAAGGGCAGGAAGATCCAGCGGCTAGAGGGGGACCAGGAAACCAGCCTAGAGGAGTACCAGGAATCCGCTATCGAGCTTTTACAGATGGTCTGGAACGAGCACCCAGAATGGAAGGAAAAAGCCTTGAAACGACTCTCAAGCGGTGTTGTAATGCCGAGTAGAAATGGAACTGACACCGATTAGCATTAAAGCGGCAAAGGCTTTTGTGGACAAGCACCATCGGCACCACAAGCCACCGTTATGCGGCCTGTTTGCCGTGGCTGTTTCAGATGGCGGGGGCGTTGTGGCCGTTGCCATTATTGGCAGGCCAGTTTCGAGAATGTTGGAGGATGGGTACACGGCAGAAGTTACTAGGATGTGCGCCTTGGATGGGGCCAAAAACGCCTGCTCCATGCTTTACGGGGCGGCCTGGAGGGCATGTAGGGCTTTGGGGTATAAGCGCCTAGTAACGTATACCCTTAAGTCTGAGGGCGGCGCTTCTCTTAGGGCGTCAGGATACAGAGAGGTTGGTGCGGCGGGTGGTGGTTCTTGGTCATGTCCATCCCGCCCCAGATTAGATAAGCACCCTCTTCAAGAGAAGATCAGATGGCAACGAGAGGTATTGTAATGCTGGGGAGGAATGGAGATGAACCAGACGAGGCAGCCTGATGCCCGCATAGCCGACGACGAGCTAGGCTTGTTGGCCTTCATCGAGAATGGCGACGGCCGTTGCTGGTGCCCCCTGTCCGTCAAAAGGTCTGAGATTGACAGCCTAGACTGGCCGCAGATAATGCGGGAAGCGCTGATTGCTCTAGACGATGAAAAGGAGCGCAGTCGTGTGGGATAAGCCCAAAGAGGTCATCAACTTAAACGCCAAGACCGGCCCCGCGGCTTCGGGAGAGATCAAGTGCCCGCAGTGCTCGACGAGAGACCCGGGCTACCGCATGATGGAGCTGTCCAGCTTCTATCTGAGGGGCCGCGTGATCGAGGAAAGGGTGACAGGCTACGGGGTCGAATGCCAGCGGTGCGGCCACGTCTACTGCATCTCAGAGTCGGGGGCCTGGACGCCTGATCCCAAGTCAACTCTAGGCCGGCAGTTGGCCATGAAAGCTAGCCATTACGTAGCCCCGATTGAGCCTGGCGGGGACGACCCAAAGCCCGACATCCGGCTCGACCGGCAGCCCGATCCGGTGCCCAAGAGGAGGCCGACTGTATGATCTGGGAGGTTGAGTTCCTGGACGAGAACAACTGCCCAGACATGGGCACATTTACAGCAGATTTTGCCTATGAAGATCGAGGATTTCTCAAGCTCGACGGCTTTAACGGGGTTGTCATTAGCCATGTTGCCATCTTTGCCCCAGGGCGTTGGCGCTGGTGTAGGCTGAGGAGAGAGCCATGACCTGGAAGGCAGTCTGCAAGTGTGGGGTCGTGTTCCAGTCCATTGAGGCCACGGCGCATCCAGAGAAGATCATCTGCCAGTGCGGAAGGCGCATGGCGATAACGATTTACGTCAGTCAGCACGCCGACGCCCACGAGACTCCCGAGGAGAAGGAGTGGAAGGACGATGTGCTGCAGCGCGTTGCGGATTCTCAAGCCGTGGATCGCCTGCTCCGATCGATGAAGGGGTGGAGGCCCTGACCTGATTTGCGCTAGGATGGCGCTATGTCCCTTGCCGTAGAAAGATACCTTGAAGTCCAGTCTGGACTCTCCAGAAGGCAGCGAGACCCCCTGTCATTCTGGCATCACGCCTCGCCCCAGAGCCGCCAGGCCACCGCCTTTATCAGCGAATACGATGAGGTCTACGCTCGAGCTGCCAACAAGGCGGGAAAGACCGAGTGGGCCGCCGCCGTCACCCTCGCTATCCTCCAGAAGCGCAGGCACCTAGACGGCGTTCCCATGCCCCAATGGAAGGGCCGGCTCGAGGGCCTGGTGCTGACCCTCGACTACAACCAGCAGAAGCTCTCTGTTCAACCCGCCCTGCTCCGCCTCCTCGGAGACTGGCCCCACAAGTGTACCTGGAAGGGCGATGGGATCCTCTCGAGCCTGAAGATCCGGCCGCTTGGAGAGGAGCGAGACGATCCCGAGTGGTGGTCGGTGATCCATTTCATGTCGGAGGAGAACAAGCGGGCCGGAGTCGGGGCGAGGGCTGACCTGGTGTGGGCCGATGAGCCGCCCATCGAGGAGATTTGGCGAGAGTGCCGCAAGGCTGCCCACGCTGGCCGGAAGATCGTGCGGCTGATTAGCGCAACTCCAATCAACAGAAGGCAGTGGGCCTGGATCAAGGAGGAGTACGGGGACTGCCCGAGGCGGGGGATCAGGCAGCACGAGGACTGGGTAGAGGTGCGCTGGAGCCTGGACGACAACGCGGCCCTGAGCAAGGCGGAGCGGGACAAGCTCAAGCGAGAGTGGCGAAACGACCCATTGGAGCGCGGGGACAACAAAGCCCGTAGCCACGGAGACTACGTAGACGCCTCGGGGCTCTGTCCTTTCGATGTCGAAACCCTGTGGGAAATGCTCGAGGAAACCCGCGATCCCAAGGTCGAAAGATGGTCGGTCACAAGGCCCCTGGAGGGCCACGATCTGAAGCAGATTCTGAAGGTCCCCCTGGAGGTGTGGGAGAAGCCGAAAGAGGACTGTAAATACTACATAACAATGGACTTAAGCTCTGGAATCGAGGACTCGAACCATGACCCTTCTGGGCTGCTGGTGCTCAAGATGGGAACGGGAGACCTCGTGGCCAGATCGGTCGGATACTTGGACTCGTATTCCCGAGGGATTCTGGCCGCCGGAGTGGCCCGAAGGTACAACAACGCGATGGTGGATTTCGAGGTCAACGACGGCTGGGGAGTGGGTGCCCTTAGGGGGCTGCACGACTCGAAATACGGCAACATCGCCAAGGAGTACCGGGAACTCCAGCCGGGGAAATGGGCCACGGAACTAGGCTTCAAGACCACGCAGAAGTCACGGGCCGGGATGATCGCTGCCATTCAAGCCTGGATTGCCGCCTACCAGCAGGGATTGAGGTACGGCAAGTGCCCGTCTCGCAAGCTGATCGAGTGCCTGCTAGACTGCATCCTAGACGAGACTGGGAAGCCGGTTGCGGCCCCCGGACTGCACGATGAAGACCTGATTATGTGGGGCCAGGGCTTGAAGATGGCGGTAACGAACTCGGGCATCCCGACCAAGACCGAGGCGGCCAGGCGGATGAGCAGGGAAGAGAAGCTAGTGGAGATGATCAAGGGCCACACGGGGGAGGAAGACACGCCTTTCGGCCAGGTGTACGTCAAGCCCAAGGAGAGGATCAAGGCGTGATTTTGCAAGATTTCAAGAGACCTGGTGGAAAGCCGTCCGCATGACGATACCCGATAGCACATTCTGGGACGCCTGGCCCAAAGACGCCAAGGGAGTTATAGAGACCGCCAACCCGGTTTTTTCTGGATCTCAATACCGGTTCTTGCAGGAACTCCAGGAGTGGGGCCGAACTCACGAGGTTTCGCACCCCGCCATGTTTACCGTTGGGATTATTGAGATGGCCGTTGTGCTGTTTGCATTTGCGGTGCTCGGTAGGAGGCGCGCGTAAAACTTGACACACACAATCGGCAGTGGTAATAGGAAGTTGGCTAGAAATTAGTCAAATTCGGCTGGCGAGCTGGATTTAGGGGACGCCCTAAAAGGAGGTAGTTAAGTGAAGAAGCTTCTTTTCTCGCTTGCGGTCCTAACCATGCTGGTTGCCAGCGTGGCGAACGCCGGCAAGTGGGTCCAAAAGGAAATCAAGTGGCAATTCTCTCGCGTTGGCAGCCCACGCAGTGGGACCGAGATTTACGTGAGAGACACCACTTACACCGTCTTTGGCGGAGCGGCCCTCGACACAAGTGCCGTTTTTAGCCTCGACGGGGTTGACTTCCCACCTGTCGGCCTACTGCAATCGGTTGACGTTAGCACTGGAAGCGGGGACCCAGACTCCCTGGCGATTGCTTATATCGTGGTCAGCCAGGATTCCGCTGCGACTGGGACGATTACCGCCGGTGCTGGAGTCACATGCATCATTGAGGGTGCTACTGGCGAAGTCGGAACCAACGTCAATTTGTCTGCTGGGTGGGCAAAAGTTGACTCAATCATCGTCGGTAATGCTGGTGCAGTTACGACCAGCCAGGTCAACTACGGAGCACTCAAGAACGTAAGCGAATATGGTCCTATTTTCCCATATAATTCGCTCAGACTTCGGACGATTGCAGACGCTCACTTGCTTCCGTCTGCGCGCATTTATCTGCGTTATTGGGACGCTGATAAGCCGTGATCTTTAACCTGCACTCGTTTATGCTGGGTGTAGCAGCACTTGGGGTGGCTGAGATTCTTGCCCTGGCGGTGTTCGTCATGTGGCACGAACGACAGCCACCCGTGAAGCCGTACAAGGACAAGTCGGGGCAGTCTTTCTTCCCTGTTCCGGGGTCCAACGTGAAGCAGAAGTAAGCATCACCCGCTAGGCGGAAGGGTCCGCCGAGGCGTTGCCAGGGGGTTGCTTGGGTGGTTGATGGGCTGTGAGGTGGTAGAGCAGCCCCCTGTGCGTTTTCTGTGTGGGGTGGGGCGTGGAAAAACAGAAGATCACCGAGCGGATCAGAGACATCCGCGAAAAGAACCTCGACTTCTGGCAGCAGTATTGGGACGCCATGACAGAAGAAGAGGCTTTTGTTGATGGGGACCGCTACGAGCAGGACAATTCGGCGTACAACCGAGACCGCCGCCGGACCCAGATCCGCGGCCAGGAAATCTTCGATACCATCCGCCACGTCGGAGCCCGCCTAACCGAACGCCCTCGCTCCGTCGAAGCCCGCCCAGTAGACAACGAAGAAGACGCCGAGATGGCGGAAACCGCCGTTTCCCTGGTCGAATGGGAACTCGGCAACGAGTGGAAGGAATTCGACGATTGCCTCGATGAGGCGATCCTGTCTGCGGCCGAAAAGCGGCTTGGCGTGGTGTGGATGGACTGGGTTCCCGACATGGGGCCCTTTGGCGAGATTGTCTACCGCTTCGACGACCCCCGCAACTACATGTGGGACCACGCTTATCGCCCTCACCATCCCCTCTGTGGCTGGCTCATGCAGCGCCGCCGCGTGCCAATCGAATGGGTGAGACAGAACTACCCCAAGGCCACGTGGGTCAAGCCAGATCGGGAGATGAAATCCAAGACCTCGGACTCAGACGAGCCGATTCTCAGGGGCCTGAGGGAGTCCCCGCTTAACCAGAACTTCCCCGAGGATGACCGCGTAACACTATGGCTTACTTGGTTCAAGAACGACAAGACCGAGGGCAAGAAAGTAGACGGGGAATTCGACGAGCTCAAGCCCAACGAACGCTTCATGCAGTGCGTCTCTTGTGGGTTCAAGTCCGAGTCACAGGAGAAGCTAAGAGACGACGGGGATTTCAGCAACGATTTCCCCGAAGTATTGGAAGACGGGTGCCCGATTTGTGCGGGGAACCTGCACCGAATCGACGCCAAGGCAATGGACAAGGTGACGCGCGCCTTCAAGGCCGGCCGGCGCTTGGTCATTATGGCCCCGTTCTCTCCGGGCCCCGAAGACGAGCCTGTTTTCGATGGTTCCTGGCCAATCCCCACCGCCAGGAGCTTCCCAGGGCTCTTCATTACCTCCTACGTCAAGCCTGGCAGGCCCCTGGGGCCATCCGAGACCTACCTTTCCTGGGATCAGCAGATCGCCGCGGACAACCTCCGCACGATGGCGCTCCAGAGGGTCTTTGAGCACCGCACCTACTGGGAGATGCCGGAGGCTGGAATCCACGACAGGTTTGGCAAGCGGTTCATGTTCCGCGAGGACCAGTTCAACGTCATGTTCCGTGACGGTTCTCAGGCTTTCCAGACCGAGGTTAGGCCGCATTCCGGTGCTGGACTCGACCCCAACTTCAGCGAGGTCTTTAACATCACCCAGCAGGCGCTGACACAGAACCGCCCGAAGCTCGACCTCGGCCTGACGCAGGAATCCTCGAAGAACATTCCGGTCGGAACGGTCGCCCAGCTCGAGCGCGAGGCGTCGATCCCGATTGAGCACATGAGACGGCGCAAAAACCGCGAATTGGGCAAGTTTTACAGCGTCCTCTGGGACTATATCCGCGCCACATACACGCCCGAGAGGCTGGCACGGCTCCGATTGGAGGGCATTGACCTGATCGAGGGCCTGCACGGGGACGATCTGCCGAATTTCGACTTCTCGATCCAGGATACGCCGGTATTTAGCGGCTCTGACAAGGCCAAATCGGACGCCGCGGCGGCCCTGGTGCAGATTGCGATCAACCCCGAGATGTCGCCCTACCTCGAGGTGTTCGCCGACGTGAATGAGTTCCCCAAATCCATCGTTCGCAAGGTGACTAAGGTGCGAGATCAGCAGCAAGCGTTGATGCAACAGCAGGCACAGCAGATGGAGCAAGAAGACGACATGATTTTGGAGGATATGGCATCTCAGAACGGCGGGGAAATCCCCCCTGAGATGCTTGCGGAACTTGCCCCCGGAGCGGGTCCGGGAGCTGAACAAGGAGAAAACTTGTAATGGCAGACGAAGAGACGACGGGGACGACTGAAGAGCCAACCGGGGACGCTCCAGAGGAGACGACCGATAGTGGCTCTGAGGCTGGCCGGGACGCTGCTTCAGAACCAGACTACAAGGCCATGTATCTGGCCGCCAAGGAGAAGGTCGAAGAAGCAAATCGGCTTGCTGAGAGGGTCAAAGAACTAGAAGGGCGTCAACCGGAATCGCCAGCCGAGGAAGACGACGACGATTCTCTCACGGAAGAAGAGCTTCACGGCGTACGACATTGGGCAGGCCAGGACGACAAAGTAGCACGCGCCGCCCTCAAGCTCGCCAAGCAGAACGCCAGGCTGGAAAAGCGACTCAACGACCTTGAGTTTGCTACCGGCACGGTCTACCGCGCGAGCGACATTGAGGACAAGGCGTTACGGAGAGAGGTGCTTAGTCACCTCAACAACAATCGCCACAGGTTGGGAGACTTCGAGGCTGCATACGCCGAGGTGATGGCCAAGAAACGGGAGGATATGTTGTCCGAACAGGGGGCCGAATTGGAGAAGCTGCGCGAGGCTCTGAAGAAGTCCCAAGGCCACAAGAACGACTCCGAAGTCGTCAGAACCGAGGCTCGAGATGTCTCCGCAACCGAGGTGAAGGCCAAGAAGATGACACTTGCTGAGTTCGATGCAGAACAGGCCAGGATTAGGCAGCAGAGCGGGCCACACGCGGCCATGCTTTTTGCTTCCAGGATTGGCAAGGATATCGAGCTCAAGCAGTAGGAGCATAGAGATATGGCAGATCCGGGTGGAACTGTTCTAACGCCGGGCGGCACCGACTCATGGAATTTGCAAGTCTGGCAACGGACGATTGAGCCTGCGACGTATCAGCGGATGCAGTTTATTCCGACGATCGATCAGGGCCCGCGTCCATACGACATTCTTAATATCCGAAAGCACGGCCGAGCATCCAGCACAACTCTTGGACAGAGTGCCGAGGGGCATACACTAACGGCCTCTGACATCACGGCAACCACCGTGACGGTCTCGGCGGCCGGAAACTATGTCATGGTGGCATGGTCGGCTAACGAAGAGGCGCAGACCGAGGTCAATCTTGACGCTGAGGCCCGCGGGAACATCGAGCAGGCCCTGGCGGAGAGCACCGATGAGTCGGCGCTGACCAATGTTGCGAGCCTCACCCAGACCATGAGCCAGGCGAGCGTGGATCTTTCCATGTACCGCAAGGCCCTGGGTCGTCTGATGGGCAACACCAACGGGATGTTTGCGCCCGGCGAGACGCCGAACATCTACGGGATCTTCACTCACAAGCAGTATCCGTCCCTGATGGACATTCCCGAGCTGACCAATGCCGAGGTTCGCGGAGACAGCGAGAATCCGCAGGTTAAGGGCATTTGGGCACGTGGTAGCGGGACTACCCTCAAGATGTCCACGGTCATCGAGAATGACGCGAACGGGGATCATAATTGCCTCTATGTGCCGAGCGCATTTGTGGTTGCCTGGAACGTCCGCTCGATGATTAAGAATCAGGAAGAGGAACTTATGAGCCGAGTGATTGTGTTCAACAACCTCGGAACCAACGTTAAGCACGATCTGCGGGCGATTGACCTTCGCACCACGGCGAGTGCTCTGTAGGAGGTTTTGTGCTTCAGTACGATGGCCCCAACGCCCTGGATAATATGGGCGTCATTACCAAGCCGATTGGGACTCTCGATGAGATCAAAGCGGCTGGATATGACCCGGGAAAAACGGCAAGCTGCTCGCCCCCTGGCACCCGGGGGGTGATGCCGTGCGACCAATGGCAAAACTGCGTTTTCAATCGTAAAAGCATGGGAGGATTCAAGGGCGAGGGCCCCAAATACGTTGCTTATCGGCTAATAACCGACGAGGGCACCGCCAATGAAAACTGCGTCAAATGTCACTCTTTCATGCGCCACCTATACTCACGAATGATCCATGGGCAGAAACAAAAGCTTGACGGGAAGCGCGGCGAGATTATCCGCATTATTGGTCAAGAGGGGGATTTTTATAGGCCCAGGGTTGCTGTCAAGAAAGACCCGGAGAACAAGCGGGCGGACGCCGAGTGGGTATACAAAACCGATCCGGTAGAAGTACCGCGACACCCTCGACCTGGAGAGGTTTCTCCCGACGATTATGTTGCGAACCTCGTCAAAGCAGAGATGCAAGAGGCCGACCGCCAGAGAATCCTTGATGACATTGCGAACGAGCAGGCGGCGAAGATGCCGCCACTAGAGGAAAGCACGTTTGAGGATCAAATCAGGCCAAAGCGAGGACGACCAAGAGGCAGCAAGAACAAGGTTAAGGGCGAGCCGGATGTAGGCCAGACGGCCCACGCGGAGCCAGATTGACATTCGATCCAAAAGGCATCGAGAAGAACAACAAACTCAAGCCTACGGAGTCAGATTTCAAGGGCAAAAAGGGCTACAAGCGCACCTATCGCCCTGACGGCTCTTACGAGTGGTCGTACAGCTTCACACCCAACGAGAACGGCAAGAAAACCAAGGAAGCGCAAGAGGTTGGAGAGGCCCTAAAGCCCTGGCAGAGGGCCGAAGTCGAGCGGATGGCGCGGCGTCCCGTGAAGCCTAAGGATAAGCTGCGGGACCAGAACGGTGAAATCCGCCTCATTGACCCCGCCAAGGCCGATCTAACAGCCCGCAAGAACGGTTGGAGCCATGTTTGGAGGGCTGGAGGGGTGCCGGTTGAAAGCGGGGTTAATGGGATGCTGTTTCGGCGAAACGGGAACGGGTGGGAGCCAACAGGACGGCTGGAAGCGGGAGTGATGGGCAGGGAAGCCCCCACAGACCAAGTGCAGCACGACCCAGATGGGAATCCGTGGGTCTACAACGGGATGGAGTGGAGTCGTGGCTAGGACTAAACAGCAAGCAAGAACTGAAGATCGGGCAAAAAGAAGGCATGAACAAGCCAAATCGTCAAAACAGGCCACTAGGAAGTTTAGACCCAAACAGGCTACTACGTCGGCCGAAACGGCCAAGCGAGCCGCCGAATCTGCTAAAGGAAAGTCTGCCAAGAGGTCTGCTGACTTCATTAGGGGCGCAAAGTCTGATTTCCAAAAGGGACTTGCAAGAAAATCTATAAGTACGACTAGTAGATATATGAAACCTTTGGAAGGAAAGGTGGGCTCGGCCTCCTCCAAAGCCCTAGCCCGCCTCCAGAAGGCGAAGAAGGCGGCGGGGACGCTGCCAAAAATTGCTGGTGCTGCTGCGAGGTTTGCTGGAAGGCGCCTATCTGGCGGCCCTGGAATGACCCGCAAAGAGTTGGAAAAGGCCGCTGGAACACTCAAGCGCAAGCCGACGACCAAGAAACCGGCTGGAATGACCTCCAAACGAGAAGCAAAAGCACAAATGAGGCGGAGCAAGAAGAAGAAAGGCTAGTAAATGGCCATCAGCCTATCGAGCATTAGAGCCAGGGTTCGGAGCGAGCTTCGGGACACCGACGGCAAGAACAATAGCTTCGATCAGATCGAGTACGATCAGCACATTGCGGGTGCCTACATCGAGCTGGCAGCAAGGATTCCGCCCCCAAGTCTTTACACGGAATCCGCATTTACCATAAGCGCAGGTGGAGATACGTTTACGCTACCTGAAACCGTTACTGAATGGACCGGTAACGATGGCGGGGCGGAGTACAACGGAGACATTCGAATCAGGCTGAGATCGACCGGCCAGATGCTCTACAAAGTCTCAGTGGAAGAGATCGACGCCCTAAGAGATGGAGACGTATCCGTGGTCACGGCGGTTCCGCGCCAGTTTGCCCTGTGGGAGGACAATAGTCAGGCCGTACAAGGCAGATGCTACCCGGGGGCTGCGAGCGCAGAAGCCTGTGACCTATGGGCCTCTCTGACCGTCGATGATCTGAGGGATTACGTCGGCTCTGGCGGGACTTCGACGATGGATGATGTCGAGGTGCTGTTCTCTCGAATGGGAGCGCAGGCGCTGGTGCTCTACACCGCCTCTGCAATGCTGCTCAAGATGTCCGATGACGATGCCGCCTTGAGGCGTTTAGACAAGTCTGCCGCGTCTGATTTGCGCTCTCGAGCCGATGTGCTGCTCTACCAGGAAGAGGCGCGCAAACACGCCATCGAGGAGACCGGAAGAATCGGAAGGTGGGTGCCCTAAATGGCCGTTCTGACTGAGACAGAAATCAACGCGCTGGCGAAGGATAGAGCCGGGATCAACGTAACCACGGACGCCCCTGTTTCCACCGCCGAGCTACTTCGCTTCGTCAATGAGGCATATTCCGACGTGTGGCACATCTCGGGTGGCGGGCTGGCCGCTCTAAAGCACACCGATGCGTGGGACGATGCCAATATGGACAATGGCTTCACGACCTCCAAAGTGACTACCATTCAGGATATCATTGCCGCATTCCAGACTGGAACCGATGCTGTTCCTGATGATGATGATTTGGTGCTAGATCGGGTAGATTATCAGCGCATTCAATACCTTCGCCAGACCAGCGGGCACGGCGGCTATTCCAACCTCAAGCTATACTCACTGACTGACGTTGCGACGACCACTACCGCAGACATCAATACCATCAGAATCGACGTGTGGCCCACGGTATCTAGCAAGCTGGTAGGCATCCATTATACACCGCAGTTTACCCCTCTTGCCGCGACGGAAACCCCAAACGTCAATGACATTGAATCCCGTGACATTGCACTTTTGGCTGCATTGAAGATCGTCCCTCTAGTGGGCAGGTCAGAGCTTGCCCCGTCGATCGCCGCTGACATCTCGGAGCGAACCAGGCAGGCCCTGGACAGAAAGATCAAGACAATGATGAGCGGGGACCAGGATAAGTGACCCTGATTGACCAAGCGGTGAAGATGGCCCAATCGGCCATCCAGCAGGAGAAGATCCGGCTGGGACACACGCCGGATCGAAGCTACGGATGGAAAGGCACGATGCGCTCGATCTCCGCTGACCGCGTGCCGTTCGAATACATGACCTCCGGGTCTGATTTCCTGTGGCTGCCGCGGTCGGGCCACTTCAAGCGTCGTGGCGGAACGGACGTGCAGTTCTCTAGTGACTCCACCGGGCTCCTACCGGCGAGCTGGAACGGAGACCCATCGGGCGCTGGCAGCGGCAAGTGCCGCAGCCTCCAGGAGTTCAAGTCCGACTGGGTGTCGGACAACATCCCGACACTGGCGGCCCTGGTGACGCGGGAGGCGATACAGAGCGGCAAGCTGGATGACGGGCGTTATTCAAACTTCTACGTCCGAGATCAGGTCAACGACTCCAACTATACGGTTGGCAGCGAATACGATTCGACGACCTATCCCTCACTGAACACTGAAGCTACCTACAAGTTCTGCCCACTCTGGCATGACTCTGGCGATGGCGGACTTACCCGTGGTGTCACCGAGTTTGACCGGCGCTTCTTCTTCGGCGGGTCTCGCAGGTTCCTTAACGTCGGGAATTGGTGGTATTTCCCGTCACTTTACGGCACGCCTTCGAGGTGGAATGGCATCAAGTCAGCGCCAAGCACGTCGAGCCAAACGCTAAACGCAGCATCTACCGACGATGCTGGCGGGTGGACCGGGGCCGGTTCTCCCGGCGGTGGAAGCCTGCATAATTACGTTGACGAAGAACCATACGACGATGGCGACTACATTCAGGAAGATTCTGGCTCTGCTCCGGTTGTCATGCGACTTGAGGGCGGAACTGATCCTGGGTTTGACACTGGCCACACCTTCATTTTCAGATACAAGAACCCTCACGTAAGCAATACCCCAACGCTTACCTGTCAGCTCGTAAACGTTTCAGACTCGTCGGTTATCAAGACCATTACGATTAGCAACATTCCTGCGGGCCAGAGTTCGTTCACTGAAAGCTCCACAACTCTTTCAACGTCTGAGGCGCAGAGCATCATCGGATACGGGGCTAACAGCATCAAGGTGAACTTTACTACGTCTGCCGTTTCTACCGTGCAGATATCTTACTTTGCCCTGACTATTTCCGATTCCACCGCAACAAAGGGCCGCCTCATTCCCTCGGGCCCGCTGCCGCCGCTTCACGCCGGAACGCTGACGCGAGGCAAGTCGTCTGACTCGGGAAGCTCCAACGTCCTTAGGCCGGATGTAGACTCGAACACGCTTGGTGACTGGCTGGCCTATCAGGATGGAGTGGCGAGCGGAAACGACCTGTATACCGCCCTTGACGAGACGACGTTCGACAATTCCGATGACATTATTGCGTCTGGTACCGACCATTGCTCGATTGGCCTCAGTGATCCAGGATTCACCATTTCCTCTACGAACCACGATGTCTACCTCGTCCCAACGATCAACTGGACCCTTGTTGGGCTTGCTGGAACGCAGGACGTGGAGGTGGCCCTATACCAGGGGGATTCACTCGGAGCTGGAACGGTCAAGGCCCAGTTCACCCTGGAATGGGAGGACGGGAACACCCAAAGACTCAAGATGACCGATGACCAGGTGGATACGGTATCAGACTGGACAGACGTTTGGGTGCGGTTTGACATCGGCACTCCTGGATCTGTGGCGGTAAATCCCAGAGTCAAGTGGTTTTATGTCGATGTAGTGAGCAAGACAGAGCCGACAATCGGTGGATGGAAGGGCCGGGACAGGTTCTTCTATTCGGTGGCCTACCGCTTCGAGGATGACTCAATCTGGGCACCGTGCATCCCGAGATCCCCGAATACTACGCTGACCGAAGGCTACAACATTTTCACGGTCAACAAGGACACTCCCAACGTCTCTTATGACAAGGTAGTGTGGTCCAATATCCCGATTGGCCCCAAGGGAACCAAGAGCAGAATCCTGCTCAGAACACCCAAGATTGACTCGACGGTGGACGACGACCTACAACTTAACTCGCATGACCTAAGAGTCGTGTGGGAGATTAAAGACAACACCACAACGACTTACGATGATTTCTTTGCCGACGATGATTCCCTCGGTCTAGACGCTGACCGCCTGTTGATCCGCGATGACCTCATCATGCCGCCCAGGGCCCGCTACATCTTCGGCGGGGACATGCGGATCGGTCATAGCTACGGTGGGCTGAACCCGGTTGCCATCATCCTGGCTCCAGTGGGTAGGTCTGCCGACTATGACCTAAACTCATCTGACGATACCTCGGCACTTTACGACTCTTCCGGTTCATACTTCAGGCTCGAGATCCAAGACGGCGGATCGTCCAACCAGCTCGTGCTCGGCCAAGGAACCGGGGCGGCCTTCACCGCTAAGAAGACCATTGACATTGACGACCCCTTAGGGGACGGATCTACCCCCACGCTGCAAGCGGTGGTGGACATCATCAACGACACGTCGTTCTCGGTGGACGGGGCACAGTGGCGCGCGCAGGTGGCCCCTGGGGCCAATCCAGAGGCGAACCCAAACACCGCGCTGCTTCCTAATTACCGCACCATCGCTAGCTGTGTAACCAATAGCACCGCCCTAACCAACTCCTCGGGCGGTCTTTCAAAAGTTGCAGTTGGGGCGCGGGTTAATAGCGCAACTGGCTGCACTTCCGGTCAGTATGTTGTTGCGATTGTTAGTGATACGGAGTTGACGCTTTCTTCCGCCGCAGATTCAGATACGACCGAAGACACGACCTTCTACTTCGATCTCGGAGATGATCCGACTGGCTCGAGCATTGGCTACCAGCGCGTGATTTCCAACTCGCTGCCGGGGTTCCTCTACTTCAACAAGACCTACCTGGACACTCAGCCAATCGAGAAGAACGCGATCTGGACTACGGTTGCCTCTCCGGGGGCCAACAAGTCGGCTCCCAACCTGTTCTCTGGGAAGATCGACAACAAGCACGTGCCCCCGCTGGATGCCGGAATCTCGATGGGCGGGGCTGCGGTGGACAACGGCTTTGTGGTCCCGTTCTCCAAGAAAAACTGCGCGATTCGGAACACCCGAGACTCGGGAACCGGGCTCGATAGTGACATGCGGCTATTCATTATGAACGAGGCCCGAGGTTGCGTGGCGTGGAACTCGATTGGGGCGGGCTCTCGGTTCGTCCACTTCTTCTCTCCCGAGGGGATGGTCGCCTGCGATCTCTACAACGAGATGCTGATTTCCACCGCCATTTACGACCACGCGACCAACACCGGAGACTTCGACTATGAGGGCCCGCTGTGTGTTGCGGCGGCGGCGATTGACAACGACACCGCCTACCTGTCTGCACAGATCCTCAAGAGTGCAATCTGGGTCAATTACAGGAACTCCAACAGCGTCACGGAGCCCGATAGGCAGGTGGTCTACGACTACTCTTCTGGCCAAGGTTCCGGTTTAAGAATGCTGGTCAATTCGCAAGGAGAGCCTTGGGGGTGGTCCACCGAATTGAACCGCACGCTTACCTGCATGACCGAGGGGCGCAGGAATGATGGAGTCCACTTGTACGGGTGGGACGAGACCAACGGAGTGAGCACAGACGGTGGCAGAATCGAGGAGATCGAGACCTCCTCGACGACCGACAATACCGATGAAATGAACTCCGGTATCCGCTGTCCGTGGATCAAGATCGGGCGCGAGAAGATGTCATGCCAGGAGGTCACAATCGAGCACGCGACCAAATCGACCAGCACGACGGTTTCGCTCAAATTCCACCGGTCTTATTCGGACGATTCTTATACGCTTACCCCCACTCAATCAGACACGCTGATCGTGATTAGGGACGAGAAGATGCTGACGTTACCGGCCAGAACCCCGACCGCTGCGTGCTACCTGGAATGGTTGCAAACGGCCGGGACTTCTTCCGAGATTCGAGGGATGGAGCTGAGGTTTAAGCCCATCGTGTTTACCTACAAGTAGGTGGTGATATGGCCAATGGAAATCAAAACTTCAACCTGACTGGTGAAGCCCCGACGCTGGCAGGCCGTACCTCTGGAATCCTCGGTGCGGGGTTCAGGGCTGGGATGTTCAACCCTCTTGGTTCGGACCAACTCCGAGCGGCCCTGCGCCGCCGGGCACTTCGCACGGCACGCAATCGCAGGCGCTCTGGCGAGGTTTTGGGCCGCCTTGCGGGTCTGGGCTCCCAGGCGCAGAGACAGGCCTTTGTGGACGTTGACAGGGCCGCTACGGGGCAAAGGGCGGACTTCCTCAACCAGGCCGCAGAGAACCAGCTACTGGGCTCCCAGGACTTCCTGCGCCGTCTCCTGAGTCAGGAGCGCGGATTCGAGTTCGAGGCGCAGCAGAGGGAGCTGGATAGGAAGATGCGAGAGGAAGAGGCCCGCAAAGGAGTTCTTGGCGGACTCGGATCAATCGCTGGTGCCGGGCTTGGATCATTCCTAGGGCCGCTTGGCACGGCCGCCGGTCAGGGGCTTGGAAGAAAACTGGGTGGTTCATATGGCGGCTAACGGATTTGGACCTCAGAATTTCACGCTAGAAGACCTGGCGCGCGGCCAGGTTGATCCGGCGACCGCAGACCAGGAACGCCTGGCCAGGCTCCTTGGGCTCGAGCCGCCCAAACTCCAGAGCACCGATGTCGAGCAGTTCCAGGGCGGGAGCCCGTTTCTGGAGCAGTTCGGACAGAGCCTTGGCCAGCTTCCGGCACCGCGCGGGTTCCTGTCCGGGCTTGCCTTTGGCGCGGCCCGCGGGCTCGCCTCTCAAGGCAGGGGGATTGCGGAGAAGCGCGAGGAATTCGAGAAGCAGGCGCAGGCCCGGGCCAAGGCCGCAGCCGAGGCCAACCTAGAGGCAACCAGGGAGTTCAAGAAGACTCTTGGAGAGAGGGCCTTTGGTCTTCAGAAGGGGGCGGCGGAACAGCGGATCAAGCAGCAGGAAAAGCAAGAAGAACTCAATCGAACGAGTCCTGTTGTTGATGACGTATTGAAGGCCCAATACCCAAGCCTAAAAGGTCTTCCTAACGGCAGGAGGGTCTCTCCGGAGGTGTTCAAGCAGGCACAGCTCGACCTAATGGAAGAACAGGGCGGTGGGCTTGGGGGGCTTACTCCAGGAGGTCGGGATATTGCCGCAAAGATGTTTGGGGTAACGGGTCAGCTTCCACCGATGGGGAGAGGGAAAAAAGCGCAGAAGGCCAGGGTTGGTCTTATCAATAGGGCGGCTGAAATCTACGGCCCGGATTTAGACATTGCCAGCAACAAGGCTGATTTTGAGAGCAACAGAGAGGCCTTGAAGGTTCTTCAGAGAATCAATAACAGCGCAGAGGCCTTTGCCAAGACAGTGGAAAAGAACTCCGGAATTCTGAAGAGTTCGCTTAAGCGGGCTGTTGACACTGGCCAGCAGTGGCTTAATGCCCCGGTTAGGGAAGTTCTTCGCCAAACTGGAGACCCAGACATTCAGGAGTTTAGGACCGCCTTGCAGGTGGTTGTCCCAGAGTATACGCGGCTTCTCAATAGCCCCACTGCGACCGGCGTCATCAGCGACTCGGCAAGGGAGGAAACCAAGGTCATTCTTGATCCAAACTCAACAGTTAGGCAGATTTTGAGGTCGCTTGATGTTCTTGAGAAAGACGCTCAAAACCGGATGGATTCGTATAGGGACCAGATCAAGATAATCAAAAGAGACATCCGCGCTATTGGAAGCTCGGAGAGCCGTGGCGGAGGGGGCAACAAGAAGAAAACCCTCATGGAACTGGTGGAGAAGTGACATGGCGAAACTAGACTACAAAAAGGCCAGGTCAGAGGGTTACTCTGACGAGGAAATCCGCCAGTTTGCCAGCAAGAATCCAGATATTGAGCTGACCAACGCCCCGATTCGTGGCATGGGGGCGGCGGAGCGCGCCTCGGCAACCGATATTGCCGCCAGAGGACGCCTTGCCCAAATCCCTCCAGAAGAGAGAATGGCCTTTCTACAGTCCCCAGAAGGCCAAAAGATGTTCAGAGAACCAGCCACAGGAAAGTCTGCCGTTGCGGCCAGAAGGCAACTGGGGCTTCTCCCGTTTGTTGGGGCAGGGCTAGGCCTAATGACTGGCCCTGCGGCTCCGGTTGCTACTCCGTTGCTGACGGCGGGCGGGAAGGCCCTAGAACAGCGCTTGTTGATGGGCAGGGGGCTAGAGCCAGAACCCGGCCTGGCTAGCCAATTCTTCATGGAAGATCCTGCTAGCCAGACCGCCAGGAATGTAGACGTTGCGGAATCGTTACTTCTTGGAGGCGGTGCCGGACTCGTAAAGCAGGCCGCGGGAAAGATGATTGCTGCTAGAGGGGCAAGGCAACTCGCCAAGGATCAAATAGCCAAGGCTGGCGGCAAGTTCCTAGCACGAGAGATACCACCATACCGCTGGTTTGAGGCGCTGAAGGAATCGGGTTTGCTTGGTGGCCTCACTAAGGGTGCAGGCAAAGCGGCGGGCAAGAGAGCGGCCGGGAAGGCGGCATCTAGGGTCGTTAGGCCGCAGGCTCCGGCAGCCGAGGCGGTCGGCCCGCGAGTCACCAAGGGAGCCGCCAAGGCAAGGACCGCCAAGCCCGCCAGGGTCAGCAAGGTCACGTCCAAGAAGCCCGATCTCAAGGTAGTCAAGGGCGGGAAGCCGGACAAGGAAGCCAGAAAGCTCACCGAGCAGGTCATCAAGGAAGGCGACAACATCCCGGCCAAGAACGTGCCGCAATCGGCGCGGGTTTCGCCTCGCGGCAAGACCCCTGGCGGCGAGAATGTTCGACACAATGTCCAGTATTACTCAGAGTCGAAAAAGACCAATGTTCACATTGAGGACATGAACCAGAAGAATATCGAGTTTGCTATCAACAAGCTGCTCAGAAAGCGGGCAACGAAACCACTCACGGATTTGCAGGCGAAGCAGCTAGCGGCGCTGTTGAGAGAGTCGCGGCACAGGCTTGGGGATAAGGGCATTCACATTGGATTCTCGGGGGCCAAGGGAACCCGCGGCGCTCTATTGACTGCCGAAGAAGTGGCCAAATAGGAGGTAACATGAAGCGCAAGATTGCAGTTGGAATTGTGATTGCCGGGCTGTTTGCTTTGATTGCGTCGGCGGCCTATGCGGGGAACCAGCAAATCAGAGAGTTCACGTTGTTTGGCGGGTCCGACGTTGACTCAACCGAGCAGGCCAGCCCGTGGATTCCGGTGCGGGGTGCCAGCAGAATCGTTATAAAGACGTGGGGAACCATGTCGGCCTTCAGTGCCACTGGGGCCGATACTTCCTACGTTGATTCCTTGCAGTCCTTCAAGGTGCTGTTCTCTGATTCCGTGGCATTCATTGCGCGAGACTCGTCTGGCACGATTGTAACCGTCGCATCCTCTACGGTGAGCCTTAATACGAGGACGGCTGGTGAACCCGAGCCATTTCCGATGTGTGCGGACTCGGTGGAACTGGACTGGCCGGCGGTCTCGGCCGTTCAGTATGACTCAACTTTCAAGAGCTTCCGTGTGGATTGGCCGCCTGTCAACCGTCAACTCCGCGCCCCTGCCAATGGCAGCGGAATCTACACCACCATCTCGCCAATCATCACAAATGGCGTGATTGCCGATGAGAACGGGAACATCAACTCGGAATACATGCGGATCAGATTCACCCCGCTACGCAGAAAGACACCCGGCACATCCGAGGAGTCCACGGGCTGCTGCCGGGCGAACGGAACCAAGGGCCTCAAAATGAAGGCTTACGTCATCTTCAACAACCGCTAATGCCAAGCGTCCAACGGTACAAAAACCAGCCCGTCAACCGGGTTGCACAGCGGCTCCAAGACTCAGGGCAGGGGAACCTCGTCAGGCGCATCCTGACGGCGATGAACCGTGCTCTGTTGAGCCTACCAGAAGACCTGTTTGGAGTTGGGCTGGGAGAGGGCGGTAGCTCGATTTCCGACCTTCCTACCCGCACGCTTTACCGCTGGGCCGCGAACGGGCCGTATAAGGTCGATACCGAGGTTGACGGGGCGTGGATTGCCCCCACGGCGCTCACCATCAAGGCGGTATACGTTCATCGCACGACCGCCGGAACCTCGAGCTCGACGATACTGGATCTCAACAAGAACGGCACGACGATGTACTCGAACCAGTCGAATCGACCGACCATCGACTACGATGACTCGGACTTGAAGGTGCAGGCAACGCTGCCGAACACCACCTCCGTCTCAGCGGGGGACATTCTAACGATGGACATTGACCAGATCGAGGGCGGGAAGCCAGCAGATTTGGCGCTGACCATTGAGGGGGCCTAATCGTGGCAACCTACGTACCGAAAGAGACTGAAGACGCCGCATCCTCTGGCGGCGAAGATGGCGTCCCAATCATTGCCGTAAGGAACGACGCGGCGGCATCAAAAACGAGCACTGACGGCGACTTCTCGATGCTTGCTGTTGACTCTGCGGGGCGAGTTGGAGTCGCCGATCTTGGCGGATCGGTCACGGTGGATACGACCGGCACTTCTGGGCTCGAGGTCGTCCAGGACACCGCCGCCGATTTGAACGTTACCGAAGCCAGCGCCGCCGACATCCTGACCCAACTACAGAACGTCATCAAGGAGGATGACGTAGACGTACACGCTACAGGCGGCTCTCAGTATGGCGTGGCGCTAATGGCGGTAAATACTCCAAACGACGCCTCCGTAAATACAGACGACTACGGCACGCTTTCAATGTCTGCCGATCGCCGCCTCAATACCGATGCGAATATCTTGGTTCTAAATTCTGACGTGGTGGCGGGGAACCCGGTATTCATCCGACCGACTGACGGAACCAGCGCCCAGACCTTCGACGCCGAGGATCTGGACAGCGGGGGTGGATCGGCACGTATCTGTGTGGGGATTGCTGGCAGAGCGTCTGGCGGGCCCCAACCGATCAACGGAACCACGGCGGACGGTCTCCTAGTCAACCTTGGCGGCAACAATGACGTTACCGTTACCGGAACCGTTGACCTGGGGGCAACTGACAACGCAGTGTTGGACCAGATTGAACTGAACACTGACTACGGAACAACGACTGGCGGGGGAACGGAATCGGGTGCTTTGCGTGTAACGATCGCCAACGATTCCACTGGAGTCCTTAGCATAGACGATGGCGGGGGCGCGATCACCGTAGACGGGGCAGTAACCGCGGACCTTGGAAGCAACAACGATGTTGTGGTTGAGGGAGACGTAGCGCATGGAGATGCCGATTCTGGCGGCGGCGGTCCAGTCAAGGTTGGGTTCAAAGCGGTAACGACAACCCCAACCGCTGTAGACGATGACGATAGAGTCAACGCACTATCAGACACTCTCGGTCGCCAGGTCGTCTCCCCGCACCAGCTCATCGACGAGCAGGACGATCAGGTCACGACGATCAGCAACACCAGCGAGACGACGATTCTCGCGGCGGGTGGGGCTGGGGTCAAGAATGACTTAATCGCCATCACGGTTGCCAACAGCTCAACCACAAGCACACTTGTAACGATTCGTGACGGAACGGCTGGGACTATCCGCTGGTACATTGAGGCAACAGCGGAAAGCACTAGCGGGATCGTATTTCCCATGCCTCTTAGGCAGGCAAGCGCAAATGTTGTTTGGACGGCTCAAGCGGCTGATTCGGTTTCTACGCTATACGTCAGTGTGCAGGCGGCGCAGAATGTCTGAGACTGAGAAGGTAGTCATCAAGCATCCCCGCTGGCGCGTGAATGGCTACGAGGCGCTGTCAAATCGGTCCAAGCAGATGCTATGGTCTGGAATTCAGCAGGTAGTAGACTCGTTGCCTAACGAGTGGCGCACCAAGGTGCGGGATGTCGAGCTGTGCGGGTCTTATGTGTTCGGCAACGCCGATCTCGGCTCTGACCTGGATTTCTGCCTGGTGATGGACGAGCGGTTTGTAAGGAAGGCATACGACTCCCTAACGGGCATGGCAAAGCATCAACTGGCACCGGCCTATGCAGACATGACGAACCAGGTCTCCGCAGAGCTTGGAATCAGGCTAGACATTGCCCCAGGCATCAGCAACAAAGACAATGGCGTTCCATGCGTGCGAAAGAGTGACGGGAGGTTCTACAATAAGACTCCTGGGCGGGTTCTTGATAACGTCAAATACAGGTACAATCCATCCACATCTCGATTTGAGGAAACTATCAAGCCAGCCAGGAATGTTCAGCTTGCGGAGGACCCGTGGAATCCATAGTCGCCACGACATCTGAAGATGGATACATCCAGAACGGCTCAACTGTCACCAAAACTGCAACAGCGGTCAGGGTGTCCACCTCGTCATCATCCGACACCAACAGCTTCCAGGGATTCTGGTTCTTCGATACCTCTGGGATTCCCGACCATGCGCAGATCATAAAGGTCGTTGTGTCCTTCTACGTTATCTTTATATCTGGAACGTCATCGCAATTCGTCAACTTTTATATGTGCGACGACGCTTGTAACGGATCAACGCTTGACTCGGGAGACTGGGGAACCCCGTCTGGAAATAGCAAGCGAATTACTACTTTTCTAGGCAGTGAATCAACTGGTGCAAAGAGTTATGTTACATTTCCCGCTCTTGGTGTTGGCGGAATCCAGCTTCGGCCACTAATAAACAAGAGTGGGTATACGTGCGTGAGGGCGCATGCCGGATCGGACGATGCAAACCCAATCACCGTCCTGATCGCCGCGGATGAGCACACCACACAAGACCCAATGACGCTAACGATAACCTACATCATACCCAACAAGGGGCTAACGACGATGGGAGCGGGCAGGGCATGAGAATCCCAGTCCCAGGGCTTCAGCTAGACTACCAGCCAGACGAGGTGATCTGGCGCATGTTAGTGTGGGCAGAAGCTAGGGGGGAGCCATTGAAGGGCCAGCTAGCGGTGCTCTATGCTCCGTTTAACCGTGCTATCAGGTCGGGTAAGACGATGAAGGATGAGATACTGAAACCCCTACAATTCTCGGCTTTCAACGAGGACGATCCGAACCGCGGGAGGCTGATGACTGCATACAAGGATGATCCGATTGGTTGGGCGCGGGCCGATGCCGTCTGCGGGCTATTCGAGCAGCATTGCACGAAAGACCCCACGGATGGTGCTACCCACTATTACGTGCTTGGCCAGGTTAACCCATCATGGGGCAGGGGGCATCCCACCTGGCAGGATCGCGGGATGATAGGTAGGCACTGCTTTGGGGTACAGACATGAGCAAAGACGTGCTAGAAGTTATGACTATGTACTGGGCTCCGATCTCGTTTATTGTGTGGGCCGTGGTACAGTCGATCTTGACCGTCACGACCGTTAGGAGGCACGATAAGAGACTGTCAGACCAGTGGGAAAGGCTCGATAACTACGAGCGCCGAATCTCCAGGTTAGAAGGGAGGCTAGGCATTTCCAATGGACGCTAAATCGCACACCAAATTCTCGATTGTGAACCTGATTTGTTTCGTCATAACACTGCTAATCGGCATAGCAGTAGCAATGGCAGGAGGTAAGTAGATGAGTGCATGGGACAAGATTCTGGCGGTAATTCGTACGTCAGAATTCTGGGTAGCGCTGGCGGCGGGGGTGGTGGAAATCCTCAACTCCCCGGTGCCGGAGGAGTTCAAGTGGGCGGCGTGGGTGTACATTTCGTTCCGCCTGGTAAGCAAGATCGTCAAGCTGATCTTCCCGAATCCCGAGAACCCGGAGGGTGTATGGCTAGGAAAGGACTGATTGCGGCGGCTTTTCTGCTGGCAATGCTGGCTGGAAACGTCGACGCCCAGGTGCCAATTTTCAAGGTCTACGGAGGGGCGAACGCGGTATGGTTCAACGGGCCAGATGGCCTACCGTCTGACTTCGAGTTGGGCGGCACGGCACGGGCCTCTCTGTCTCCCCACATCTCGCTGGTTGGTTCTGGTTTCTGGGGCCTGGACAAGTCCTACACCATCGGCAGAGGGGGGGTCCGCATCACGGCAACTGACGTGAACGATCCCAACTTTTCGGTTGGGATTGGGGCTGAATACCAGGTTTCGACCAAGCAGGATATTCGTCCTGAGGAGTGGATCTATACTGCTTCTCTCGGCTTCAAGCCGTGGCCTCAAGTGTATCCGCGTCTCATTATCGGAGCGCAAGGGGCATACGGCTCCGAGTCTCAACAGGGCTCGCTGATTCTGGCGGCCCGCTTCCTGTTGGGGGGCCTGTGATGACTCTACTGGAAATCCTGAACCGGCTGGCGTTGAGTGGGTCTGAGCTGGTGTTGCTGCTCGAGGCCCTGAAGCTCAAGGCCCCCGACCTGGCCCCGCAGATCGACGAATGGCTGGCCAAGCTGAACGACTCAATCGGCACCGAGGCGCTGGTCTCTTTGGCCACGGTGCTGCCTTCTGAAATCGCCAACATCGCGCAGGGTCAACTCGACCCGCACGACCACCCGAGTGATTCCATCTAGGAGACAAAAAATGTCCAAGCAGACCAAGTTCGATGTCAAGAAGAACCGCAGCGTCCTCCAGATTCTCGAAGACATCGGAGTCAATGTTGATGCCGCAAAGAAAGACCTGGAGCGGCGCAAGGAGCTTATCGTCACCAATCCCAAGGCGAGCGCAGAGCAGGTGGCCAAGCTAAAGGAGGCTGGTGTCAGGTCACTAGATGCGTGGGTCAATGAGTTTTTCGGGAATAGTGTTCGATTCAAGTTCTTCCTGGAAGTCGGCAAAGATTGGACTGAGTGATGCCGGTCAAGCTCAAGAGACTGAAGGGCGGAAGAATGCGGGTTTCGACTCCTGGCGGGGTCAAGGCCAAGCGCACCACGCCCCAAAAAGCCAAGGCGCAGCAGCGGCTACTGAACGCAATCGAGCATGGTTTCCGCCCAACCAAGCGGAAGCCGCCGATGAGGAGGAAGCGTGGCTAATAACTATCCAACGGCAGAAGAGCTGACCAGGCAGGAGATCGCGCGCAAGAAGCTGCTCGGCACGGTTGGCAGAGTCGTCATGAAGCCGATGATGCCGTCCAAGAAAAAGCCGTCAGCCAAGCCCCAGTCCAAGAAAGCTCAGTCCAAGAAGGCCGCTCCGGGGAGCCGCCTAGCCAAGGCTCGAGCGCGAAGAGACAAACTGATGGTGGCCCGCGGGAAGCTCAGAACCCAGGGTGTGACTAGAAAGACCATCCCCTTGGCCAAGAGCGAGATCCAGCGGATGAAGGAGATCAACCGCAAGCTCAGGGCCAAGAAGAAGTCTAAGAAAGGTTAAGTCCACTCAACTCGGGCCATCCCCCCGCATCCTTCTTCAAGCTTGCAGGCGGCTTCCACGGCCATGCGGGCCTTCTCTTCCGAGTCCATATCTGGAATGCACGTGAGGGCCCATATAGCGCCCCTAGCGGCCAATTCTCCGCTGCCTATGGCCCACCAGTCAAACTCGGGCTCGACGGCGCTTCCTGTGCCATCTACGAGCACGATACGGGATTTATGGGCAATCAGGGTGGAGCAGGCCACGACTTGCAGTCCGTCCTCGGATTGCAGGTAGTTTCTCTCGGAGGCCCACTGGCGGAGTTCGGACCCGTAGTTCTCGGCGGCGGACAGGATGTTGTCGGCCTCGATGACGTGATCGGCAAGAAAATGTCCGGTAATCATGGATCCGACCACCCCGAACAGGTAGTCTCCGCGACGGTAGATTTTGGGGGTTTTGGTTGGCATCTTGTTGCCACCGGACCCCACCTGGGAGTCGGAGGCCATGCACACCCGCTTGCCGTCTGAGATCGCTACGATGATGCTCATTTAGCCTCCTGGAGAAGGGGTGGCCGAGGCAGAGCCCTTTTCAACCTCGCTTACGTCCCCCGCGAGAACCACCCCAATCATTCGCACACCCTGAACCTTCCAGCCTCGCCCCACTGGCCGAAAAGCTCGCATGACCTGACCCGGTACTTGAGCAAGATGGCTAGCTGAGGCACCAAGATTCTAGCCAGGTTGTCGCGCTGGCTCAAGGAAGAAATTGCCCCCACGGAAGGATGCGGGGAAACCTCCGCGATCTCTGCCCGGGTGGTGTCCTCCAAGGCCCAATACATGGTCGTGTCCTGGCGGACGAAAGTGGCGAACCTGCAGGGGTTGGACAGGTCGCTACGGTTCTCCTCGTGGTCCACCGATTGGACGTAGAGCACGCCATGAACTGGGCGGGATTCGGTGAACACCACCCACACGGTATCGGGCGATCCTGGACTCCCCGGAATTGCCGGGCCTTGGACAAAACCGGCAGGACCGCCCCACAGATTCTTGCCGACGCACGCGCCGGATTCACACCAAACCCCCTCGTACCTAGCGACTCCTGAACCCGAGTCGGCTGGGGCGGTGAAGGTGAACCCGGCGACGATTGCGGCGATGGTTAGAAGCATCAGTCCTTGTTGCCTCCGGCCTCAAACCATAGTTCCTTGGTCACATAGCCTAGATATGGCCGCCTCTCGTATTCGCTATACATCTTTCTTTCAAACTCAAGAATATACCTGATGCTTTTGCACTGGTGGCAGGCCTGTAATTTGATTTCTGGCCCGATGAAATCGTGGTTCCGGCTCGACCCCGGGAACGTAACCACCGTATCCCACGAATGTTTCTCATCCTTGAGTCGGCTGTACTCACATTTGTTGGGCGTCACGCCCGGAGACGTTTTACTCTTCTTCTTGAACACAGCTCCTCCAAAGTAAATGGCCCCGCCTGCACCCATGCCCTTAGCCCCAGAAAGGTATTGCTTGATCTCACCGGATCTCCTTTCTGGCTAGTGGTTTGGAACGGGGCCAAGATTATAGACCCTTGAGGATGGCCCACGCGAATCCCGACACCACACTGATTACGGCGAGCATTGCGATCAGTTCGGCGGTGTAGCTCCTGCGCCTGATAACGTACCTCTTCGGGAAGTTCATTGGGCCTCCTCGAGTTTGTCGAACTCGTCTAAAACCATATCCTCAATGTAGTCGCGCATATTCTGATTGTTGGGGAAAACCAGGTCCATGTGTGCCCCGGTTCTGGTGTTCTTCTTACACGGCATGGCGACGAAAACCCCGCCCTTTCCCTGGATGATCTTGAGGCCCCGAATCACCAGGCAGCCAGCCAGGGTGATGGTGGCGAATCCGAGGAGCTTCCCATCGGGCGATGGTCTGTGGGCAACCCTGACTTCGGTTATGGAGATCATCGCTTTTCCTCCAGGTACTCGAACAGCCGCTCGGTCTGCCATGTTCGTTCAGCGGCCCACGCAGCGTCCCCCGCAGCGTCCCACGCAGCGTCCCGCGCAGCGGCCCGCGCAGCGTCCCCAGCGGAGCCCCACGCAGCGGCCCACGCAGCGTCCCCCGCAGCGACCCCCTCAGCGACCCCCGCAGCGGCCCGCGCAGCGGCCCGCGCAGCAGCGGCCAATTCATTCTCGGTAGCACCACCATCGGCGTAGAGGCGGGCGATGCGGATAGCCTCTCGCGGGCGCGTGTTGTTGGGGCGCTGACGCTCGAAGATCGGCAGCACACGCTCGGCACAGTCGCAAGCGAACAGTCTGGCCGTGCGCTCGTTCCAGGCGTCGATCTTGCGGATCAGGCGGGCGCGTCGCATCCCGACCTTATCGCCCCAATCGAGCACTTTGGAGCCCGGCTCAAGCTCGTAGATCGCGGGGCCGAGCCACTCGACTAGTTGGTCACGGCGGCAGGCGTGGATGCCGTTTTCACAAGGCTCCAGCTTGCCCTTGACCTTGAACCATGCACCGGGCTTGCCGTTCTTCGGCAGCGACCACTGCCCGGAGCCGCCGTTGCATGACGTGCCGTCGTGGTTTAGCACCTTGTAAAGGATCATTCCGCCTCCCCGTAGTAGATTGTCGAGTCCCACTGCGCGCGCTGCATGATGTCGAGCACCGAATCGAGTTGCGCCGCGGTCATCAGGAACCGATATCCTCGGTACTTGCCAGAACCTCCGTTTAGCCACAGCACGTTGTTGTAGTCGTTGCATGGCCCAATGGTGTGATTGATCTCGGGCTCGATGACTCGACCGGAGTGGTGGTTTTCCGCCCCGCATCCGGCAATGAGCAGGGCCGTCAGTAGCAATAGTCTCATGCGCTTTTCGTCCTATTTCTCAGTCCTAAGATGACCATTCGACGAATCAAGCTGGTGCGTGGGAGGCCCAGGTAGCGGGCGGCGGCGGTCTCATTCCCCGTTGTTTTTAGGGCCTGGATAATCATGCGCCGCTCGATGGCCGCCAGGGCCTCTCGCATCAGTCCTCTATGCATTAGGCCAGCCCCAGCGGCGTCGGAACTCGACTGACAGGCTCTCCAGGAACACCCTCACGTCTACCTCGTCGAGCCGCGCCTGGATGTCCTTGCTGTTCTTCTCCAGCCACTCGCGCTCTTCTGGGGTCACGCCACCTTCCTCCACAGTTCGGCCATATCGATGCAGATTTCTGCCAGTTTGCGGCGGTTCTCGCGGCTGCCCCACGACTCTGCCTCAGCGGCCCTCTCGGCCCAAAACTGCGCCTGGCGAAGCTCAGCTAGCCAGCGGTCCATGAATTCAGTTTCGATGAGGTTCATTACTTGGTCTCCTTTAGATTATTGATACAGTTCTCAACGAGCACCCATATAATCAGAGCCACGACAGAGCCTAAAACAAAACCGATGATGAAGTTCACTTGACCTCCTTGCGGGTTGCCTTGTTGACCACCCACGCCGGGCACCAGCCGCCGTGATACCAGGCGGAAAGCAGGCGCGGGTTGGGGACGATGCGGTTCCTCTTGTTGCAGGCATTGGTCACAACTTTGGTCCACACTTCGTAGCTGAGTTTCATCGTTGTTTCCCTCCCTGCATAGTCAACAGAGCATCATCGGTGCCAGCCCTAAGTTGTTTGGTTTCAACGAGCCCGGGCAAGGGGTCCGGGCTTGATGCAATCCCTAGCGTTGCACCTTGCATCCTGGCAGGGTGGCGGGGTCCATGCCGTTGTCGATCATCTCCTGGTAGTCCTCGAGCTGCGCCCTCACTTCTTCTCGGTCCACGCGCCTGATGGTCTGCTTGTCGGCCATTAGATTCTCGAGCGCGTCGGACCCCATGTCCTGCTCGATCCACTTGATGCTTTCGTATGGCTGGTCGTGCCACCAGAAGTGGCAACCGGCGCAGAGGGTGACTGAGTTCCGCAAGTCCCACCGGATCGACTTGAACCGCCTTGAATAGACGTGGGACCACTGAAGTTGCTTGTCAGCGCCACCGCACTTACGGCACTTGTGGCCGTCTCTCTGAAACACCAGGGCGCGGCATAGGGCATCGAGCCTGTGATCTGCGTAGGGGTTCAGCTTGGCCTTCTTGCCCTTGGGTCTATCTGGATAAGCTCGGGTCAGAACGGAATGTCCCCACTCATGGTTTTACAATGTTTCCAACGATCACAACCATAACGGGCCAAAGAAGATAGATTAGGGCGGTTGCCGCCTGGATATCTTCATCCTCGTCTGACCTCATGGGCGCCCTGAGCCTCGATCTAATCAACGAGATTGCCAGAACGATAGAAAACATGGGCTTATATCCAATCTCCGGCAGGCCGAACGACGCATGATTCCAAACCCATAATGCGTGCAGGGCCCAAGCGTACTCGGCCACAACCCCAATAAACAGGATGACTCCAAAAATCGCTAGCCCCAGTGCTCTCAAAACGTAATGTCCTCTTCACCCTCTTGCATGGCCTGTTGAGGGGTCGGGGCGAGCTTTCGCTGGTGGTAGGGAATCGGCTTGCCCTCGATCACTGGCAGGGCCAGCTCAAGATAGAGCCGCTTGAACAGCTCGACGCAGCCATCTCCGTTGCCCGTCCCGCTGAACACATCGGCGGCTGCCTTCATACACACCTGGGCGAAAATCTGCTCGTCCCGATTCTGCGCTGCAACCGGTGGAGCTGGACTCGGCCGAAACTGTTTCCTCGGGGCGTTTTGCCGTGGCTCAGATGCCTTGACATCACCCTGTGCGTTGGCCCAAAAGTCGCCCTCGGGGCACTTGTAGTAGACGTTTCCGGCCTTGCTTGTCTTCTCTTCCATCTGGCCGTGATTCGGGCAAAACGGTGGCATCAGTCCTCCTTGGTTGATGCAAGCGCAGCTTGTTCAGCTATACCCCGCCGCAGGGCATGACCGAAAGGCCTTAAGGCTTGGTTTCCACGGCATTGTTAACCTATGCCCGCCCAACAGAGGCTGCGCTTGCAAAATCACTTTGGCGGGGCCGGCTCACTGGTCACGTTGCCAGCCGCCGATTTGGTCACGGCATCTTGCCGGCCCCTGTTGTCGTCGTTCAACTGGACCTTCTCGGACTCCTCGGCGAGTGCGCAGAAGGCCACCCAGAAGGGCATCGAAAGGTTCATAGTGCGGAGCTTGCGGAGGGCCCGGACCTGCCAGCGTTTGCGCTCCGATGGCGTGTCCTCGACGAGGTTGTCGTAGTCTCGCTTGGCGAGCAGCAGGCGGTGGTTGAACACATCGCCAAGGGTCAGGTCTTTTTGCTGCATCAGTCCTCCCGTGGTGCCCTGTCGACTGTCGGATTCAGGCACCACTCGCAGGGCTCGTACATCGTCATGTGGCCGCACTCCTGGCAAAAGCCGGGCGTGCCCAAATCTTCGCGTTCTTCGTTCATTCGGGGTCGGTCCTCCACCAGCAGGCGGGGCACTGGAGATAGCTCCCGCCTTCCATTGGTGCCGGTGTTTCTCGCAGGTCGAGTGGTTCCTGGCAGCAGGGGCTCGAGTCGCCTTCTTTGAGCCCCATATCTGAGGCTGTCGAGTGGGTCGGGCGCATGTTCATTTCGATACAACCATTGCGGTCAACATTAGCACTCCCCATGCCAGAACAAACCATCCAGCAGCCACCACACCCCACACCATGAATATACCGACAGAGATGAAGATTCCGCAGATGATTGGACCCCAGTTAATAGTTTTCATTGTCTCTTCCCCAGTGGGCTCATCGTCTCTTGAACTCCTGCATGGCGGCGCGGTCTTCCAACTTCAGCTCGTGGTCCAGTTCCATCAAGACATCGTAGCAGGGCGGGCGGATTTCCTCGCCAAACTTGCAGGCGTCCTCGCCCGATCCGACCTTGCCGAAGTCGTCCTCATTGAAGCTCACATCACCGCAGAAGTCACACTTGGTAATGGTGCCGTGGGGGGTGTCAATCTTGCTCATTTCTCTCGTCCGATCTCAAAAGCAGCTCCCGCTTGTTTTCTGAGTTGTGGTGCTTCTCCCGCCATATGCGCCACTCACTCCTCCCCCTCGTACGATCCTCCCGGTCCCCACACGGACTCGCCCAACGTCATGTTTTCCAGCTTGGATTCTGAGTTGTGCTTCATGTGCCACCACATGCGCCACTCTTGGCGCAGTCGCTCCGCCCTCTCAAACTCGCTTTCATTCTTGGTGTCCATGTCATGCCTCCTGTGTGAGCGGTGTCCCCATGTCCTCCTACCCCGCTTCTGGATGCACGTCCTGTGCCGACTCTCCTTCAACGACTTGCGGGGTTTCTGTGGCCCACTGAGGCCAATTCTGCATGGTGTTGCGTTGCATTCTGCCCCTTGCTGACGAGAGGGCATCTGCCCATGAACCACCCGAGCCTTCGATAACGAAAGTGTTGCCGTTCTGCCAGCCGATGAAGTGGGTGGGGCCGTCGAAAACAATCGCCATTTTGTGATTGCGCTTGTTGGTGCGGCGGTGAAATCTGGTGTTAGGTCCGAACAGCTTGCGGGCTTCTTTAACCAGGTGCCAGTTGCGGCCCCCGATGTCTCGTGGGATCAGGACTTGGCGACGCCGCTTGCTAGCAGTCATGTACCCTCAGGTGCGGAAGGTGGCCGGGTTGGCAGAGCTTGGGGAACTCCTCGGCGGCTCGAGCCAGGGCGGTGGTCCAG